TCACATACGTCGTAGTAAGTACCACCGTCAGTTTTAGAACTTGGGAACGCTAAGGTTTGGTTTTGACCGTATTGAACAATACCCTTACCGTATCTCTGAGTTACAACTCTGAACAAGTAGTTATTAGCTGTGTTAGCCGAAGTGTAAACGTTAGTTGACTTACCTCTGATTGTCATACCCGCCAAGAAAGTCTCAGTATCCATAGGTTGACCGTCAGGACCGATAAGTTTACCTGCTCCGTCTGGTGCGAAACCTGACATAACTAACAATACTTTTGTGGTAGCTGAGTTATATGCATAATCTGCAGGAAGCATAACATCACCTATCCACTTAACAGTAGCGTTTGGTGCGGTTATAGCAGTCCACTCACCTCTTGAGTAATCGTAAAGACCTGGTGGGTCAAGAGCTGGTTCGTTACCTTCATAGAACTTGTCATACAAGTCTTTCTGAGTGTTTGGGTTGTAACCACTGTTTGGTGTTTGACCTGAAGCAGCGTTAGGTGCTCCATAAGGTGCGTAGTGTTGAGCGTTTGTAGCGGTTTCAACTTCATACTCCTGAATGAAAGGTACGAAGTAGAACAACTTACCGATAGGAAGGTTCATTGCTTGTACAGAAACGATGTCGTTAGCCAAAAGTTTAGAGAATACTCTTCTTACGATTGGGAAAACTACAGTTTCGAACGAACCTGAGTCAGCAGTTGTTGATGCTTCATTGATGAGGTGTGACGCTTGGTTTTCATATAATTGAGCGACGTTCTCTTTTAGGTGACCTTTTAAGCCTTCTAGGAACCCTAATTTGTCCCATTTGTTAATTGTGTCTTCTTTGATAACTTTCAAGTGCTTAAGACCGATGTTACCTACAAGACCTGATTCTAATAATGCTCCCATTTTAGTTTTGGTTTTTTTGTTTTTAGTTTATTTAGATTTTTGACATCAAATCTTTAATTCTTAAGAATTGTGGATTTTCGTATGTCTTTGACTCGATTAGGTTTTGTGATGAACCTGAACTCATTGAATTGTTAACAACTTTGTCAACACTTTCATTGATGTTTTTAGTATCAACATGACCTAACTCGTCTTTGATTGTTTTATAGAGTTGTTTTGATTCTTTTAAAGATTCTACAGAATCAAATCTTCTCAAAATGTTTATTTTTTCTTTTTTGGTAGTAGAGTGTTCAGTGAACAATCTAGTTGCGTAAGCCAAGTTTGAATTGAAAACAGCCACTTCGTTGAGTTTTTCTCTGAATACATTTAATGCTTTTCTATATTCTTCGTTTTTCTCTCTAAGTACTTTCATTTCAGTATCAACAGATTCTACTTTAACACCGTTGTTAGTGTAATTGTAATTTCTGTTATTAGTGATACCTTTTCTCAAACCTCTACCTTCTTTAGACCCCATACCATAAGTTCTAGCAGCTTCTTTAGTTTCTTCTTTTTCATAATCTTTGTAGTGTCCTTTCTTTTCACCAGCCTTCTTTTCAACACCGTCTACATCCTTACGTTTGTATTCGTGTTTTTTAGAACCATAGTTTTCTTCCATTTCACCTTCTTTGAATTCGAATTTAGCTTTACCAGTACCCATAGTTTTTGGACCTTCTTTTTTCTTTTCGTCGAAACCCTTTTTTGGTAATGTTTTACCGTACTTAAATTTAGGATTTCCCATTCCAACGCCTTTTGGTTTTACAGTCATTTTAGCTTCTTCGAGGTGATAGTCTTCAGAATTCATGTCTTCATCTTCTTCAGAATCATCCATATCTTCATCGTACTCTTCCATCATTCCATCTTCATCAGACATCTCAATTTCGTAAACAACTTCATCATCTTCTTCAGACATTTCATTGTCCATTTCTTCATCAAGTCCTAAAGCACTTAATACAGCATCTAAATCAGTGTCTTCTTCATCCAACTCTTCGTTGAATTCCATGTCCTCTGACTCGTCAAGTTTTACGATGTACTCAACGTCTTCATCAGTATCTGTGATGTGTACGTCTTTACCATCTTTCTTAACGATAATACCATCTTCTTCACTCATAGATTTGAAGATTTTCAAGATTTCCTCGTCTGATGCGTTTGATAAATCAATGGTGTCTTCGTCTTCCATGTCAGACATTCCCATGTCATCCATTCCCATGTCATCCATTCCGATTTCTTCCTCGTCGTTATCAACTTCGTCGTCCATGTCAACCATGTCCAACTCAGTATCCATTTCAACCTCATCTTCAGTTTCTTGTTCTGAAAGAGATTCTTTTACTAACTGACTGATTTCTTCCTTCATAGTAGAAGCAAGTATTCCTTTTGCGTTTTCGGCAATTACTTCTTCAACATTTCTCATTTGAATCAAAGCCTCTTCAACTAAATTTTTAGTTTCTTGCATTATTATTTTTCTTAATAAATATTGCAACAAACAAAAAAATCCATTTTTGAAGCCTTCATTAAGAAAAAACCTCAAAAATAGATAAAAAAAAAGTGGTCAAATTTGACCACTTTAATATTATTCGATTACTTCATCAATTTTACTTTCACCAACTGAAATAATTCTCCAATCGTGTTGAAAGCCTTGATACTTCTCAGTGACCTTGGCTTCTACGTCGGTAACTGAATAACCTTTAACCAATTTCTCTTCTCGAATTTTTTTTAATCTACCCGAATTTTCGTCAGGTAACTCGTACACAATTTTTGCTACAAAGAATTTCTCATCCATAATTTAAAGTTTTTTATCTTCCCAAAAAATCGGATAATTTTTTCATTAAGTCAACTGATTTTTCTATTCCGTGGTCTTTAATGTGTTCTTTTTTTTCCTCATCCAAGTTTTCTTCGTACTTAACTCTATCTTCAGGGTTGTTGAAGAGGTATGCACCGGGTGTTGACGGTGACGATACTAAATCAAAACAAATAAGTTCAAAATCATCTTGTACTTCATTTTGTTCACCAACTTTCTTTATTGAACCTACTCCACGAGAAGATACACCCATAGTAACACCTTGTCTCATTAAATTAGCAGCAATGTCACCTTTAGTAGAAACAATACCTTTTTCGTGAAATCCTGGTGAAGTTAATAATTTTAATTTACCCATTAGAACATTACCATCCCACCAAATATCGGTAATAAGATGTGAAACTCTATCCAAGTCAATGAGAGATGACTCAGGGTGATTTAATTCAGAAGTTGATAGACCTTTTTTAATTGAGGTCTTGTATTTTTCAGATTCTCTCTTTAAAATCTTTTCAGGATACACTCTACCGTTTCTATTAGGTACACCGTACTTCTGTAGTACAGCATAAAACTCAAAAGGATTCCTATAGTCTAATTCTTTTTGTTCACGAAGAATGTCAACATTTTTTGGGTCTGATGGTGATATCCATCCTGCATCCATTTCAACTAAAATACCCCTACCCGTTTCACTGGCGTTTAATATTCTATAATCTTTCATCTTATCTTTTAAATGATAAATACTAAGTTATAGGAATGTTTTCTCCGATATAGGGTTTTTGGATGATGAAAATAAAAATTTAGTATTTCGTATGATACAATTTTTATAGATTTCTTTGATAATTTTTTTCACTGAATCTTTAACTATTGTTGATTTAAAATCTAATTCATTTTTGGTAAACAAGTTTATTTCAAGATTCATAAAACTTTTTTTACCTACTTGAATCCCACTAGTTCTCAAATCTAAATCAACGATAAAATTTTCATGGAATAGTTCTCCATTTAAACTTTCATAAACAGAATGTTTAATCTCTCTACTGAGATTCCCAACAATTCTTACCCAATTTTCATATTCATCTTTAGGTAATACCCACGTTTGAAGGTTTATGTACAATGACTTTAAATTCTTAGAATCAACAGTACCATAAGATGTTTTCAAAGATTCATATTGATTGATTTTAATTGTTTTGCCTTTTTTCATTAAGTTAAATTTCTAACTTTTATTGTCTTTTTAAAAATTATAACTGAATTTTACCAAATTACCAAATATTTCTTGTATATGTTAATAGTTGTAGTAAAAGGTAACATTGAGAAGTCCCTTAAAGAACTTAAAGGAAAGGTAATCAAAACCAAGCAAACAAAAAAACTCCTTGAACTTAAGGAGTTTGATAAAAAATCGGTAATTAAGAGAAAGAAAAAATTGTCAGCCCAATACAAACAAAAGATTAGGACTCAAGAACAATAGATTCACCAAGTTGTTTCAATCTTACATAATTGAGTTGGTCAAATTTTTCAGACTGAATTTTTTCAATTGTCTCTTTGATAGTTTTTACAACATCACTTTCAGATTCATTGTCTTTTAAAGAAGATAATTTTTGAATTGTATTTTCTTTTAACGTTTCAAACTCTTTTTCTAAATCTTCTTGGTTGCCGGCGAAAATGTGAAAAACGTTCTTTTTGGTTGTTTCATCCAAAGTATCTAAATACTTTTGAATTGTTTGATTAGCAATAGTCACCATAGATTTTAATGGAATCTGTGTAAGATTCTCATTAATTTTAGGTTTTGACATTAACACGCCCAAAACATTCTTTTTAGATTGAACCCTTTCTTGAATGTTTATTGAATCAAGATATACCAAGATATCTAAATCTTTGTATAGGTTTTCAACATTACCACCTTTTTTTGGTAATTTTACATTTTCCAATATGTATCTAATCAACGAGATACCTTCTTCCAAATATTCTTCAGCATATTCACTACTAAGATTTTTAGGTGTAGATAAGTCATCATACAACGAATATAACTTCGAGTAAGCTTTGTTTTCTAAAATATTATGTTTGAATTCTCTAAGAGTTTTCTTAAAGTTGGCTGGATTACTGTAAGATTCCAGTAGGTTTTTTTCGATAATTGATTTAATTTCTCCGAATGTCATGTTTGTGGGGGTTATTTGGATTCATAAATAAATATTACGAACCAAGTAACTTATCCAATTCCTCAGCAATTTTTCCTAAGTTTTGTTGACCAATACTTAAATCTAAGAATTTTGAACCATGAATATCATTTTCTAAGAGAATATTTAAGTCCTTTATACTGGTAGATTCAGGTGTTACTGCGGCTTCTTCACCAGGTGGGGTTTCAGGTGTTTCAGGCGCTCCTCCTCCTCCTCCTCCACCAAACTCAGCATCAAATCCACCACCTAATCCGCCGGGGAGTTCTGTTGCTGCGGGTTCACTAACTTCACCTGGAGGTGCTGCCGGTGCTCCCGCTCCTTCTTTAGTACCATATAACTTATCCAATGTATCAAAGATACCTGTCTTAACAATAACTGTTGGAGTATTTTTAAGTTCCTCACCAATGGCTCTCTCCATTCTTTGTTGTAGTAAGTCAGTTCTAATTTCATCATCAGACCAACCAAATATGTGCTTTTTAGCCCATGTTGAAGATGCTGGTTGAATACCGTTTCCTGGGTCTGTAACAACATCTTTATACAACAACATTTTTTCCTTCCACAAATCAACTTTTAATAAATCAGCTTGTGTTGAAGGGTTTGTTAAACCTAAAGTAAAGTTTGAAACTTCTTCTTCAAATCCCAATAAGAAAAGGTGAATAATAGCAATTTTATTCATCTCTTGCAACATTGATTTTTGAATTCTGTTGATAGTTCTAGCAAAACGAATATCCTGTAATGCTAATGATTTTCCATCACCAACAGTTTCTTCAAATCCCAAGAATGTTTTTGGGATACGAAGTGCTGTTACAAGTTTTTTCTGAATGTATTCAATATCGGCAATTTCAGAAAGGTTTGTTGCTCCTGGCAAAGTTTCAATTGGAGAAGGTTGTGCCGGGTCTCTTACAGGAATGAAATAATCTTGGTCAACCGCCATTTGGTTGAATCTCATATCAACATTACCTGTCTTTGAATCTACAATTTGTTCTCTTTTGAATTTGTTGGCAACTCTTTGTACGTATGCTTCAATATCATCATCTTCCATGTTACCAACATACACTTTGAAAATTCTTCTTTCAGGTGCTCTTGATGTTCTATAAATTAACATCGCATCTTCTGATAACAAAAGTTGTTTCCAAGTACGTCTTGATTTTTCCAACATGGATGTACCATAAGGAAGTTTTCTATCATCCCCCAATAATCTAAAGTGACCTATTTCCCATGGTTGAAATTCTATATTTCTAGATTTCCAAGTAAATTTAAGACCTTTACTATTGTCAGGTGTTTTGATGTTAGAGGTACCCATTCTTTCTGACATACCCAACTCATATCTTTCAACTTCAATGTTTGGGAGCTGAATACTACCAATAACCCCTTTTTCAGGGTCAAGTCTGAGATAAATAAAGTTGTCACCATACTTACATGTGTTTCTTGTCCACATGGGTAAGTTAGTGTTAATATCTAAAGAATTATTAAATAAATCGGCTAATACGGATTTTATTCTTTTAGATTCTGAATAAATTTGTAGAATAAAACCATCTTCGTTTGGTGTTGTAGATTCTTCGGCGTAAATGTCCAATGCTGCGGCAATCTCAGGAGTATATTCCATGGACTCGTAGTCATAGTAACTCGCTAATCTATTTGGTTCATAATAAATTGCTTGATTGTAAAGGTTACTTTCAACTTTGGCAAATTGATTTGACAAATACATTGATTGTCTTGCCTGAAGTTTTTCTTTTTCGTATTCCGCCTTATCCGTTGTACGAAGTAATTCCTTCCTATCAAACTTATAGGTAGGAAAATCCTGATTTAATAATGCGTCAGGACCAAGAGCTCTTGATAGTCTTTGCCAAACAGTAAATTTTTGTTCTGAACTCATTTTCTATAATTTAATTCAAATAGGTCTTTTATAAATACTACTTTGGATTAAATAACCAACGATACTTTTCATAATCATCCCTTGTAGGATTGTATTGTTGATTACGATTCATTCCTGCTTGTGAAAATTGTGGTATCTGTGGATTAAAGTATTGTGATTGGTCTTTGCTTTCACTAACTACTGTTGACCAAGAATCCAACATGGCCTTTGTTTGACTAACCACTTTAACCAAGGATGGGAATGCTATTTCCGCAACATATAATGCCATGGCAATTGACATAATACAATCATCGTGATGTCCTTTTTGGTGGTCAGGTCTACCATTTATGTAAACAAATGTTCCCATTTCACCCAATAATCTTGAAGACCTTACTTTAAATTCATGTCTAACTGCCTCTTCAAATGCTGCAATAATCTGAACTCTTTTATTGTTAAAATTAATACCCGGTATTTTTTCGTTTGCCTTTGGGTTCCATTTCCATTTATTTGACATATCAACTCCATCAATATAGAAATTTTTATATCCAAGTTCTTGAAGTCTTCTCGCCGTTGCAACACCCATACCACCCGTTAAGTCAGTCACACAGAGTGCTGAGTACATGTTTCCCCACTTGTAAGCAACTTCCGCTAACGTATCGGGTGGAATTTTACCTACAAACTCCAAAACTTGCTCACGGGTGTCAAAATCAATAATCTCAATACAAGAAAAATCCTCAGAATCTCCCCTTGAAACGTCAACACCCATAACGTATTTGTGTCCATTTTCAGGTTCTTTCCAAATCCAAAGTTGATTACCCATTAATCTGGCGTTTGGTTCTTTTATATCATTTTTTTGTATTCTCTGAGTTATATTTGAATCAAATACGTTATCACCCGAACCAAGAAAATTACATTCTAATTCCTGAGAAACTTTTCTTTTATCATATTTGAGTTTTTTAACCATACTTTCAAACCAAGATGAACATGGTTTATAACCTTGTTCCATATAGTTAAAAATTTCATCATAATCTCTATCATAAGGATTATCTAAAGGTAGTTGAATTATAATATCTGTGGAATATTCTTCCTTGTTTAACAAATAATGAATAACATCCTCACATTTAACCAAATATAAGTCTTTAGTATAACGAGGGTCACGAAACCAAAACATTGGCGTGATTTTAAAATCATTCATACCCCTTTGGGCTTGGTCGTAAATTTCGTAGTAAATACGGTCGTATCCGTTAGGTGTGGAAATAACCACAACTTTACCACCTGTAGATAGAGACGCCATACAAGCTGACCAAAAATCACTATCAGCCTCAATAAACGCCGCCTCGTCAAATATTAAAACCGTGGGGGTGTAACCACGCAAAGCATCTTTTGATGTTGCAACCGCTTTAACTTCACAACCATTATTTAATTTATAATGTTTGGCCGCATTTTTTTCAGGTGAAAACCCAATACCAACCCAACTTGGCCATTGTTCTACAAAAGCCCTAATCTTATTCGCAAATTCAACTGAGGTTTCTAATTTGTTTGCAATAATTAGAATTTTTTCAGGTTTTTCTTTTCTAGCAAATGCAACTTTCTTACTAGCCCAAGCAGCTGTAACAGTAGATACACCTGCCTGACGATACTTTAATGCAATATTTTCGTTGTAATTTTCATAGTCTTCAACTAAGGTAACTTGGTCTTTAAACAATTCCAACGGAACATACCTTGAAACGGTATTGTCATAAGTTTGTAGGTATGTTTTAAGAGCATAAGGAGTGCTCTTCATGCACTTCTTATACTCAATTAAAACTTGTTCTTTTGTGTAATTCATTAATCAGGACGGCTAATGCCTAATCCTGTCAAGAAATCAAGACCATCTTCGTCATCTGAATCTTCTTCAGATTCATAGTCTTCGTACGTTTCTTTATTCTTCTTAGCGACTTGTAAAACACGTCTGAAAGCATCTGTCGCTTTTGACTGTTTAGAAGTATCCTCAGAAATTGCATCTCCAATAATCTTGATGAATTCTTCGGCAGGAAGTTTATAGAGTTCCATTTGAAACCAATTGATAAGACCTCTGTTTTCATCATCAAAAACTTCGTCAGGAAGTGCAAATCTAATTTTTTCAACAATTTGCGGACCAATTCTCAAAGTCCAAGCTTCCATTGGTAATGTATCAACTTCTTGTTGAACTCTTTGTCTTAAGTCAGCATCTTCAGGAAATCCATATCTCCCTTTCGCTTCTTCAAGACCTTTAATAACCTCGTGGCACAATATTGGGAAAATCATACCCCAAGCGTTGATAGTGGTGTCTGAAGCACCGTCACCATCATTGTCATCATCATCATCACTTGATGATTCAAGTTTAACTGCTCCACCAATACCTTGACCCGACTCACTCATCATTTCAATCATTTGTTCCATGGTAAAGTACATGAAATCGTTGATTGTCATAATACCCAAATATGCTGGATATAGACGAGGGTCAATTTCATCTAATTTTGAACGAACTTCAGGTTTTTGGAAAATATAGTGACCTTTTTTAGATGTACCTTGGATAATTGCGTTGATAAGATTTCTCTTATGTTTTTCCATTTCAACATCCATTTCAGGTTCAACTGTTGCGGTAATTTCACCTGGTTTACCCATTTTAAACTCGGGTGCTTCAAATGCTCCTAAATTTGCATTAATCTCAAACCAATCGTCAGGCATTTGAATTTCGTCCAAAGAAGCATCAATTGCAAGTTGTTCTAATTCTTCTTTATGGCTTCTTTCAATATTCATGATTGTTTGAATATTTTGCATTTGTTGCATATAAATCATCATCCCAACTTGTTGAGATGTAATTGGTCTACCTGTAACATCACGTAACTTATCGGCAACCTGTTTGAAACGATTGGTCATTAGACGTTGAACGTCTTTTTCACCCTTTCTAAATGCAGGGTTGGTTGCAAATGGAGACTCAGGACTAGAAATTTTTCTTTCTAATGAAGGGTCCATTCTTTCGGGGGTATCCCCGTAATCAATCTGTTCTTTAATCTTTTTTGCCATCGTTAAGTATGTCTTGAATTGCTTTTAAAATTTCCGCCTTAGCAACCTCAAGCTTATCTTTCTTAGCCTTTGGTGCAGGATTTTCGTTTGGATTTGGATTTTTACCGGGGTGAGCAGGTCTTGTTCTTGGACCTGGTTTCACCGTAGGTTTTGTCTTTGGTGGTGCTGTAGTTGGGCTTGCTTCGGCAATCATACCCATTAAATCAGATTTAGTCATTCTTGGTCTTATTGTTTTCTCAAACAAAGATACAATTTCTTCTTCAATAAAAAAAGTCATAGGTGATTTTCCTTCATCCATATTCTTTTTTATTGACCTAACACATCTTTCAAATTTAACATTTCTGTCAGGACCTAATTGTGAGTGACAGATAGCCCATGGATTATTATCATTCTTTTTAATTTCGTTGAATTCACCGGTACCATCATCATAATTACCAAATCCATCATCAGTTGAAGGACCTACTTGATGAGGGTCTTGAGTTCTCTCACCTTTTTCAAAATCCATAGGGTCTTCTTCATCTTCCTTCATTTCTTTTTCATAAACTTCAAATGGTTTTTTTTCATTTTTAAGTTTATCAATGGTTTGAGTATCCGCCTTAGAAACCATAGTAGTTTCTGAGAGTCCCATTTTGGTTATTAATAAATTAATTTGACTCTCAGTCAAATTGGAAATGAGTTTTTTTGATAATCCCTTATCAAGTAATTTAACGACCTTAGATTTCATAAACGGTGTTTTTTTCAAATTCGAGAATTAAATCTCGTTCATAAAGTTTATTTTTTACACTTTCTTCAGATTCACCAAACCTAAATACTAGTCTACCTTTATTGTATCCGTTATCATCCAACTCCCATCCTAACGCTATTACTCCGTCCATGGCATCGGACATTCCAAAATAGTCTGATTTTTGGATTAATTCAAATTCAATTTCAGTTTTTCGTAAAACACCAACTTTTGTTATGTGTTTTAAATCTGGTGGTGATGGGTATCCGTTAGCGGGCATACTGTCCCAAGAGGGACCCCATATATCATCTAAATCTTGTGAAAAAATGAATTCATATAAGTTATCACCTTTGTAGTCCGGACCAAGTCCATTTACATAGATTAGATAACTCATAAAATAATTCCTTCGGGAGATACTTTAATCTGTTTATTCTTTGATTCAAATACTAAATTATTTTTATTAGTTCTACCAACAAAAACATATTCAGTGTTTTCTTCAAGGAATTTTTTACCTGCTAATTCTTGTTCCAAAGATGTTGATAATCTACCAACTTTTTCTGACATCATTTTAGATTTAGTACCTTTTTCTTTTTGTCTTTCCTCTAAGATAATGTTGTCAATTTTCTTTTCGTTTTCAGTAATTTCAAAATACTTACTCAATACTTTATCAACTTTACTCTCTTTGAAAATTGCATCAAATATAGGACCAGCGTTTTCCATAGGTTCTGCAGGGATTTCAACATCCGCTTCCATATCTACGTCCATATCCATGTCCATATCAGGTTCCATACCCATATCTTCATCACCCATTTCTGATTCAGCATCAACATCTTCAAATTTACTCATAACATCTTCCATATCTTCAGGAGATAGTTTTGATAAATCTAATGAAGATAGAACCATGTTAATGACATATTTAATATCTTCAGAAGTCATACCCTCTTGAGAATCAAGAGTTCTGATTTTTTGAGTTAATTTACCTGTTAATTTTTGAATTACTTTGAAGTTAACTTTTTCTTCAACAGTATCTATGTCTGATGGCATCAATTCTGATGTGTCTGACATTTCAGTATCTGACATTTCCATGTCATCTACAGGAGCGTCCGCCATTGGTAATTCAGGTTCAGGTAACATAGGTGGTTCTACAGGTGCTGCAGGTGCCTCCATTTCAGGAGCCGCAGGCATTTCAGATTTTGGTGTTTTTAAAACAAACTTTTTTTGTTCACCATAAAGAGAAACTTCTTCAGCAACATCATGTAGTGAGTTTACTTCTTTGATTAGAAGATTTAATCTCTTCAACGCTTGTCCGTATGAAGAATAATATCTTCTATTTCTCATTGGCTCAATATAATCAACGCCTGATTCATTAATAGCCTTTTTAATGATGTAACCACTTTTTTCTTTTACGATGTGATAGGTCGCACCATCAATTAAATTGATTGAGTAGTCGGATGTATTTTCTGAAATAATAGAAGTCATACCGTAATTCGCAATCTCCATAATTCTTTGGAGTTTGTCGTTTCCTTCTAATTTTTCACTTCCGATAGGTTTTAGTTTTGCCATGGTTTTTTATTTATATTTTTTGTTTTTAATTGTTAAGTCCGTCACTACCAATTTTAATTGCACTTAAGTCAACTACATTACCAGCTCTACTACCTGGTTGTGGATTCCATGCGACAGGGTGAGGTACAGGACCAAATAATCCCTCATTATAGGTTCCACCACTAAAACTACCTAATTGACCTGGTCCGTATTCATACTGAACATCAACATCCAAAGTTCCAAATATTGTTGGAGTTGGAGTAACTGATGTTGTAATAGAAGGTGTAACCGTTACCGTTGGAGTCTGTGTTGGAGTAACTGATGTAGTAATTGAAGGTGTAGGTGTGTTAGTTGCCGATACGCTAATTGATGGCGTTACTGTTGGCGTTACTGTTGGCGTTACCGTTGGAGTCTGTGTTGGAGTAACTGATGTAGTAATTGAAGGTGTAGGTGTGTTAGTTGGTGTTACCGTTGGAGTCTGTGTTGGAGTTTGTGTTGATGTTTTAGTTGGTGTAACTGATGTAGTAATTGAAGGTGTAGGTGTGTTAGTTGGTGTTACCGTTGGTGTTGGAGTTCTTGTTGCACCTGTATCACAAATTAAACATGAAATCCAAGGACCGTTAACCACCGAAGCATATTGTGCCAATGGGTCGGTATATCCAGCACTCATTGTGTAACAATCAATGTTTCCTGAAATATCAAGTTTAGATACTTGACCTAAAATTATTTGGTCTGAATCATAACTCTTAACCAAGAATACTCCAGCACCATTACAAGCCGTCGCCAAATAATATTGGATAGGTAATGGTGAATTTGTTGGAGATACAGTAATAGTTGGCGTTACTGATGGAGATACTGTAATAGTTGGTGTTACCGTTGGTGTAGGTGTTCTGGTTGCACTTACAGAAATTGATGGTGTTACAGTTGGAGATGCAGTAATACTTGGTGTTACTGTTGGTGTCTTAGTTTGGGATGGTGTTACAGTTTGAGTTACAGTTGGTGTAACAGTTGGAGTCGGAGTGATGGTTGAGGTGGCGGTTGGTGTTGGTGTTTTAGTTTTTGTTGGAGTTGGTGTAACATTACCATAACAAGATACACAATCAATCCATGGACCCGTTACTACGGATGCCGACTGAGCTTCTCCGGCTCCTGTGGACAACATAGTATAACAGTCAATATCCCCGCCAATATTTAACCTGTTGACTTGACCCTCAATAATTAAATCACTATCATGAGTTTTAATTCTAATTAAATTAGAACTACCACAAGGAATTGCGTAATAATATGCAAGTGGTAATGGTGAACTAGTAATACTTGGAGTTGGGGTTGGTGTTTTAGTTGGGGTAGGTGTTGTTGTTATTGTTGGAGTAACTGTTGGTGTGGCGGTTGATGTTGGGGTAGGTGTTGTTGTTATTGTTGGAGTAACTGTTGGTGTGGCGGTTGATGTTGGGGTAGGTGTTGCTGGTGAAGTTCCAACATATACTGTTAATGAATCTGCATTTCCACCGCTTCCCCAACTGTATACGTATGTTCCATTGTTAAGGTCCATTGTAAAGAAACTGCTACCACTAAATGTCATTGAATTTGACAATGGGTTTCCCGAAACATAAGAACTAGGTATTTGTAAAACACCTGTTGATGTGCTTAAATTTAAAAATGCAATATAATCGGTGGTTGTGAATGAACCTGTAAATTGATTAGTTGCATTACCGCCAAATTTACCTGTTGCAAATCCGTTAATGTATTCATATCTATCTACAGTGGTTGATGTTGGCGCAAATCGTATCGTATCTCCACCATATACACCAGGAATAGTAGTAGTTTCAGAACCGTTTAAGGTTAAACCGGCCAAATTAACGGAACCGTTCATTGTAACAACTACATCTCCACCAACTTCTGTGAATATAATATTTAAAGCCATCTATTTTTTTCTTAATAAATATACATTAAGAACCAATTATTTCTGTAAATATAGTTCTAATAGTATTATTCAATCTTTCTTGTTTCAACTGAAAGCTCTTTGTCGGTTTGTTTTACAATCGTATTGTATAACTTTTCAATGAGTTTTGACCTTCTCAAATATTTGAAGACAAGATTTTCGTAAGAGTATTCACCTTCTTTTTCTAATCCGGATTTTCTATAATCCTTTAATTTTTCTTTTAGGGAATCAATTTGTTTTTCGGAAGATTTTATACCATCCTTTTTAATATTTTTAATTAAATTCTCAATTTTTTCTTTCCAAGAATTAATTTTAGTTTTAAAAACTTCTTTATCTATTTGTGATTTTTCTTTGGATGGTGCGGTAATCCATTCATCATTTTTTACCGAATAAACACCTGTTGAAAAATGAGACTCATCAGAATCTTGGGCATACAACTCAACCTCATACCCGAATATTTTAATATCGTGGTTTTGATTGAATAGTTGTTTTTTTAGACTGAATAGTTCTTTGTATAATTCCGCCTGTTTTCCAAACTGTTTGAAATCAATTACAAGGTGTAAATCAAAGTCAGAATAATTTGACCAGTTATAATTTGCCAAAGACCCCGTCAAAATAATATCTTCAACTTTTAAATCGTCCGATAAATTTTCTGAAAACTTATCAGCAATTTTTAACAACGCGTTTTTTACCTTAGGTTTCATTTTAGAATCCTTAGGTTCTTCAGGGTTTGTCCAAACTTTTGGATTTAATTCATCCTGTTGATTAAAACTAGCAAGAATGTTGTTAATTTGGTCCATCCTCAATAAATACGCTCTTAACCGAGTTTAGCGTATTTGAATTTTTTTGAAATCTCTGCGGTAAAGAACTTACCTTGTGATTCCGCCAATCTAAATTTTGTGTATACGTTATGTGGTACGCCATTATAGATATACCTTACACCATTTTTGAATTCAACAATCATTTCTTTAGACTCAGTGTCATATTCTGACTTGGTTATGTTTGCAGATTCAATTTCATTTAGAATCTTAGTTCCTTTAATTTCTTCTTTTTTAATTGCCATCGTTAAGAGGGATTATACTATCAATTTTATTTAATACTTGTCTCACATAAAATAGTATCATTTTTTCATCCAAATTAAATAATTCTGACAATTCTTCTTTCAATAGATTTAAATAATAATCAAATGCGCTTTTATTTAATCCTAAAATAGGTGTTATGTTAATAACCGTTTTAGCACTCTCTTCAGTATGTCCCAATCTTTTTAATTCAAACCTGATGTTTCTGTACGCATTTATAACATCTTCCATATTTTTGGAATTAGCCAAATAGTTTGAAATAATCTTCTCGTCCATGATTATAAATATAAAACCCCCAACTTAGTTGAGGGTTCTATTTTTATTTATTTAGTTTGTTGATTTCGTCTCGTATTTGTATCGCCGATTCAAAATCTTGTTTTTCAATCGCCTCCTTCATCTTAGTTTGGAGTTCTTCTACTTTACCTTTGTTTTGTTCAATCATTTTAATTCGGTCACGAATCTCAACTGCTTTTTCAAACTCTTGTTGTTCTACAGCATATTCCAATTCACGTTTGAGTTCTTTAAGGTTGTAGTTATTCCCACCAACTGGTTTATGGGAAGCACCTCCACCAAATCCGCTTCTATAATAAACGGTTGATTTAAATGTTCCATCGGGGCTTGAAACTGTTTTCTTTACCCATTCTCCGTTTTCGTCAACACCTGAGTTAACTTGGTTACGGATGTCACCACCGAATAATTGGTTAAGCATCTCGCTTATGTCGTCCCAATTATCAAATCCTCCAAAAAAATTTTTCTTCATCATTTTTTTCTATAAATATAATAGTTTATCTTTGTGGGACAATAGTCAATGTATGTGCCAATCCACCAAAACTGACAAAATGACAGGTAAAAAAAATAATACTGACAATTTGTCAATATCTTTGGATTTGTACGTTATTTGACATTACCTTTGTAAAAAAGAAAACTATGAACGATACTATGGATGATGATGACAAAGTGGTAAACCGAAAGAAAGGTTCAGATTCAGGAACTCCTGTTTTGGACAACTTTTCCCGTGACCTTAACAAACTTGCAGAGCAAGGTAAACTTGACCCTGTAATTGGTCGTGAGAACGAAATTCTACGAATTGCTCAAGTGTTATCACGTAGGAAGAAGAACAACCCAATTATCTTGGGGGAGCCTGGTTGTGGTAAAACTGCAATTGTTGAAGGTCTTGCAATGAAGATTGTTAACGGTGATTGTCCAAAGAACCTTTTGGATAAACGAATTGTTACGTTGGATTTGACGGCTGTGGTTGCAGGTACCAAATACCGTGGTCAGTTTGAAGAACGTTTGAAAGTCATCTTGGAGGAACTCTCTGCAAACCCAAACATTATCATCTTCATTGATGAGATTCACACTTTGATTGGGTCAGGAAATTCTTCAGGTTCACTTGATGGTTCAAACATTTTCAAACCGGCTCTTGCTCGTGGTGAGATTCAATGTATTGGAGCAACCACCTTGGATGAATACCGAAAGAGTTTTGAGAAAGACGGAGCTCTTGAGCGTAGATTCCAAAAAGTTATGGTTGACCCATCAACTGTGTCAGAGACCATTCAAATCCTCACCAACATAAAGGATAAGTATGAAGCCTACCATAAGGTTTCTTATTCACCTGAAGTGATTGAGCTTTGTGTTAAACTCGCCGACCGGTACATTACCGACCGTGAGTTTCCCGATAAGGCGTTTGATATCTTGGACGAAGTAGGTGCTCGCTCCCAAACCGAACAAAAAGTCCCCGAAGAGATTGAAGAACTTAAACGCAAAGCGGCTGACATCAAACTACAGAAAATGGACGTTGTGAAACGTCAGAACTACGAACAAGCAGCAGAACTACGAGACAAAGAACGAAAGATTCTTGTTAAGTTGGACACTGAGAAAAAAAGGTTTGAAGAAGAGTCATCGCTCAATCGTGTACCCATCACAGAAGAACAGGTTTATAATGTTGTTTCCACGATGACAAAAATCCCTGTGAGCAAGATGACCATCGATGATACCAACGCACTTGTTAGTATGGATGGAACTCTTAAATCCAAAGTGATTGGTCAGGATGAGGCGGTTGAAAAGATTGTTAAGTCAATCCGTCGTAATCGTATCGGAATCAAAGACCCAAATCGTCCCATAGGTTCGTTTATCTTTTTAGGTTCCACAGGTGTTGGTAAAACACACTTGGCCAAACAAATCGCAAAAGAGATGTTTGGTTCAGAAGATGCCCTTATCCGTGTGGATATGAGCGAATACCAAGAGAAACATACCGTATCTCGTTTGGTGGGAGCTCCTCCAGGATATGTGGGTTATGAAGAAGGTGGTCAGTTGACCGAACAAGTCAAAAACAAACCTTATTCAGTAATCCTTTTTGATGAGGTTGAAAAAGCTCACAAAGACATCTTCTCAATTCTTCTTCAAATCCTTGATGATGGTCACGCAACCGATTCTCTCGGTCGTAAAATTAACTTCAAGAACACCTTGATTATTATGACCACCAACTTGGGAGCGAAGAAACTCTCGGACTTCGGAACAGGTATTGGATTCTCTTCAAACAAGTACTCCAATGAAGAAGCAAAACGTCAAATCCTGATGAAGGAATTGAAAAACTTCTTCTCTCCTGAATTCCTAAACCGTATTGATGATACCATCGTATTCTCAACCCTTACCAAAGAAAACATTGACAAGATTGTTGAATTGGAGTTGAAGAAACTGGTGAACCGTTTGGGTGAACTCAAATACACCTTCACCTACGACCAAACCTTGGTGGATTATATCTCCAAGATTGGATACGATGAAATCTACGGAGCTCGTCCTCTAAAACGAGCAATCCAAGACAAGATTGAGGATTACATCTCTGAACTTGTTCTAACCAACAAGATTAAAGAAGGTAAGAAATACAAGCTTGTAGTGGACAATGAAGAGGTAAAACTCGGTAAGTAAAAAAAGGGGGACGAAATGTCCCCCTTTTTGTATTTATATGTAATGAAAGAAATCATTCGTTCAGTTTTAAAACAATACACCCTTAGATTAACCGAATCTATTGTGGGTGATAGAATTGTTTGTGATGATTGTGGATGGGCATGGAAAATTGAAGAAGGTGGTGATGACCTTTATATGTGTCATCAGTGCGGACACGATAATACACCACAAAAAATAAATGAATCCAAAAAGTCACCATACGTCAAATATTGGGACAAATATGGCGCTAATATAGATGATGATTTTCTATGGTCATTTGGGTTACAAGGTATTACCCCTGAGATTGGTAAAGAGTTTTTGGATTACGTTGGGGGTTATGACAAACTAATTGAAAAAGCCAAAGAATTTTTCAAATACAAATTCTATCATGTTGGCGATGGGGAAAGAGATGGTGGGTATGATTTTAACTTTACCGTAGATATTGGTCATACAATAGAACGTACTCAGAATTCAGATAACCCTTTTAAAGATGTTGCTATAAATGTCAATATAGTTGATAATGGAACTGTGGATTTACTGTTCAATGAAAGACCAACCACAGAATGGATATCAGAAATAATTGATGATGACGAAATTGGTTGGGAAATAGAACAGGAAGTAAAAGACCTTATATTTGATAGGATTTTAAGTGACTTAGAAGGTAGATTTTTACTACAACCAACTATAAACGAACTAAAGTTTATCCCCAGATAAAACTTTTGTAGTTTGGCTTTTTACGTTTCATGTAATGAAGATTATTACCCAAACGTTCCACCATTTGTTTTCCCATTTCAATTCCGGTAAACACATCCTCAAGAACCACATATTCATTTTGAGTGTGGTAATCGTAGTATCCAATAGAGAAGTTGATACACATGAAATCAAACTTTTGTCTCAGAGCCCACACGTCAGTGTAGGGGTGTACCATATACTGTTGACGGTTGTTGGTAGATTCAGTTAAGATACTATCACAAACCGAGAAAAATTCAGAATCTTGTTCAAACAATTCCTGTCCAAAACAAAATTGGGTTACCATCCAATTCTCAGGAGCGTCAAACTCAATCACATAACCCACGTTTGAAAAGAATTTCTCATCGGCCTTCATGGAACCGTGACAACCCGTTTCTTCCGCCACAAAGAACGCCGCTTTGATGTCATTGGTTTCTTGTAACATCTTCATACAGGCAAAAACACCACACTTGTCGTCACCACCAATACCGGTTGGTTGTCCATGGTCGTTATATGCTTTAAATGAAAGTTTTTCCTCGTTCTGAGCATTTAGAAGTTGTTCTTCAACAACATTAATTGAATCCAAGTTATGAACCGTATCGGTGTGAGAGACCACACAAGGGAAGTATTCAACAGTTTCACTGGTTTGTTTTGTGGCATACACATTCATCATCTCATCAACATAGTGAGGGATGTTATTCTTCTGTAACCAGTTACAGATAAACTCAACCATCATACCTTCTTTGAAGGTTTTGGTTGGTACGGATAATACTTCTTTAAGGAGTTGTTTGTCTTGTGGGTTCAACATGGTATAGTTCTTTCCACAAAGATAGTTAAATTATATTACAACTCAAATAAAACCTTTTGGGTTATTTAGAAATTCTTCAAAATCATTAATATCAACATTCAGTCCCTTTAAATAATGACTTGGAGTAGAAACTTTCATACGAACAACATTTTTATTTGGATTAAAATCTAATATTTGAACTTTAATATCGTTTCCAAGGTCTCGTTTTGTAACCGAATCAATATCAAACCCAAATTTATTCATGATTGTGTGGAACTTTGTATAAGATTCTATATTCTCGTCTAATTTTTCAATCATATTTTCCAAATGTTTAACTGAGACTTCAGTCATTTGGTCTCTATCAAAATATTCAATGTTTTCAAATTCATATCTTGATTCATCAAAACCAGCAAATTTGACATCAATTAAAATTTCCGAGATAATTTTTTGTATGGAATCCTTAGCCCCCAACGCATAGATGTTTTCCATTCTCATTAAAGAATACAAAGTGGATGCTTTGAGTGATATGGTTTCATCTTCCCAATCAACACGAATCCCATATGGGTCAAACGCCGCCTTTGTTTCTTTTTCCACAGCATCTTTAGTGGCCAATTTAACCTCCTCATTTCTAAGATTAACATATTCAGTCAAAATTTCATCAACCTCTTCCCTGAAATAGGTAAACATAATATCATTTACATCGGACCAATCCCGCTCACCGGCAGTTGAAAAATTAAAATCGGGTTTGAGTTTTTTGATAAGTTCATAATACTTTTCCTTTGCATTATCCCGAAATATGAAATTACTCAACCACCCACCATCTAACCAATTATCCTTAGCAACCTCATATTCATCAAGGTCATAATCGTTGTCAGAATAAACAGCTCTAATAACCCAAGGGTCACCCTCACCCAACGCCTCTGTCTCAACCAAATCGTCAAAATCGATGTCAAAATAAATTATAGAATCTCCAATAGGATTTTTACTATAAATTCTACCGATATCAGAATGCCTTGACATCAAAGCATTAGCAGATATGGTATCGGTTAAAAACCTTCTTAAATCCTTAATAAAAAATTTTCTATTGTTTGTTAAACCATCAACAAAATGTCTGATATCATAGTTAAAAATGTTGTTAACGGACAACAAATCCCTGTCATCAAAGAAAATAAAAGCATAATCGTAAGGACCAACAGAAGCAAAACCAATGTCAGAGACAGTATCATCTCTTAATTTCAAATTCTTCAACATGAAAAATCCATTACCCGACAACGACTTCTTTACAAAGTCAGTATCCTCACCACCCTTACATAAGGTCGGATAGTCCTCACAAACACTACTCATACTCAGATACTCAACAACTTCACCCGCACCAGTAGAGAGAATCTTCCTTATCTTCTTTGCCATATAATATAAATACTTATAAGAACAAAGATTAACGATTTGGTATTTCATACTTATTTATTATCTTTGTAGAACAAATCACGGGTGGCTCCCTTAATAGTTAAGGCTGACCTTAAGCATCTGACGTTATGTCTATACAGGGGGCGAAAGTGATTTTAATGTTCTTTGAAAATATGGGGGTGCCTTGGTATCGATTGGCAGTATTAGTCATCGGGGGCATGCAGTGAGACGTTCTCTATCACTATAATACACGGGGATAATTTTTAAGTGGCAACACTTTCGCAAAGCTTCAGGCTGTAGGTCTTCTTGCAACTGAAGAAGTTACTGTAGCCTAAGCTATAGTGACAATTGGGTCGATGGACATATAACCTAGAAACAGAAGTCTTTAAGGTGTGGTTTCTACCCAAAAAGAAATGGAGGTACCGTTTGGTGTTTTACCGATTTAAGTGAACACCCCACAGTTGTTGGTGACGATGGAAAAATTGGAACCAAATATTTCGGAGGGTTAAACAAACCCTGACCTAAGCATGTAGTCCCTTATGGGTAGACTGAGCAAGACAGGGGTTCGACTCCCCTCACCTCCACCATAGAAAACCCATCAAAAATTTTGGTGGGTTTTTTTATTATCCCCCTTGTCTAAATGACACTTTATATTATATTTATTGTAATCTTAAAAAAATAATATTTAAAAAAAAACCATGAAAAAAGTAATTTTCTCTATCCTCGCAGTAGCCATGTTGGCTTCTTGCAGCAACTCAACCGAATCTGTATCAACTGACTCTGTAGGAATTGACACCACAGCTGTTGATACTACAGTAGTTGAATCTGTAGAAGACACAGCGTTTTCTTCTGAGGAAGTCAAAGCTGAATTAAAGTAATTTTAATTAACATTGAATTTAAAAAGGGTTCCTTGTGAACCCTTTTTTTATTATATTAGTCATATGGGAAATCATTGTAACATTTGTAGTTTTAATTGTTGGGGTCGTAAAGGATATGATGCCAGTTGTTGTACTTTAGAAGACAGGAATTGGATTATTGGTCCTCACACAGACACCGAAGCATTCTTGGGTAGACTATCAGAAAGAATTGGACGTACAGTTGAATTCAAAGAAGTATTTTACGATTATGAGGAAGGTCATAAAAAGTTCCCTGACAAAGAAGTTTGGCAAAGTGCTGGTAACTATCCGGCAATTAGGGTTGATGAGGAAAATAAGAGACTCCCATGTGTGAATTATAACATTGCAACTCGTAGTTGTATGGTTTATGATATTCGTCCACAAATTTGTAGAGATTTTGTTTGTGATTATTTGGAGAGAGAACTATTGATGAACGAATAATTATTAATATATTTGTAAAATATTCGGAGGTTTGGCAGAGCGGTCGAATGCGTCAGTCTTGAAAACTGAAGATGTTGAAAGGCATCCTGGGGTTCGAATCCCTAAGCCTCCGCTGAAATCTTGGGACAACATCCCAAGATTTTTTTTTGTTTGACATTTCCAAGTTTTAAACCTAACATTGTTACATGGAACTATTTAAAGAATTTTTAGAAAAAATAAGAAGTGGAATTAAAGTAATAATGAACTACTTCTTCATTATCGTCGGGATGGCGGTGTTTTTCACACTTGGTTATTACTACAACACCCTTAGAGAACTACCCAAAATGGGAAAACCTAATTTCATCATGAGAGATGAAGTTACCATTGCCGTTGATGAGGCGAACAACGCCATGGTCATCAACAAAAAAGACGGAACCTACTTTGTATTAGAAGAAGGTATCGGTAAAACAATTTTTAATGTTTATGCACGTAATCTTTGGGGTCAACACGACGCACCTAAAGCACCCGTAACTCCATGAGTATTAAAAACACCATAAGGACCATAATTACCACACTCGTGATTTTTATTCTCGGGTGTGGTTATTTCCTTTATAATATTGAACGTGATTTGTCTGAACATGAAATTTACCAAATGGGTAAAGAAGACAGTTCTCCAACATCACTTCATATGTATTACTTATTGATTAACGCATCCAAAAAGTACGATATACCAAAATACATCTTATTTAACGTTGCGTATTTGGAAACAGGTTACAAGGGTCCTTTTCATTGGCAGTACAATCCATATCAAACATCTTTTGCGGGAGCTCAGGGTCCAATGCAAATCATCACAAGATGGTCTCACTCATATGCCGGTCGCACGTTAACACCCAAGGAATTGAGAACGGATTTGAAACTGAATATTGACGTGAGTTGTAAAATGTTGGTAAAATTAAAAAAAATGTATAAACGTTGGGACTTGGCTCTTGGGTTCTATAACACTGGTTATCCAAATGTTAACCACTACGCACAATATGCCAGCTCCACCTACAATTACAAACAAAAGTGGATTAGACCATAATTATTATTTGGTAATTCAAATTTCTGTTGTATATTTGTAGTATCAAAATGTCTCCGTAGCTCAGCTGGATAGAGCAACGCACTTCTAATGCGTAGGTCGCAGGTTCGAATCCTGCCGGGGATACAAAATGACAAAAGAACAAATCCTTCAAGCAAGATATTCAGGTATTGCACCTGAAGGGTTTGTTTTATTGACTGAAGAAGCGATGGAGAAGTTGAGAGACTTTGACACTTGGAAAAAATGGAAAAACAACGAAATCTCTTTAATTGAGTTAGAATATGAAACAAATACTGATTCTACTAACATTCCTGATTAGTCTGACGGCTAAATCACAATCCTCAGCAATTGTTTATATTCCAAGTGATTATTCCGTAATCGGGATTTATAAACCAAATCAAAAAACAGGGTTTTATTTAGGTGGTAGGTATATCTTTTCCGTACCTGCACAATACTCCTACACAACACCTTACTCATACGTGAACCGATTTGGTGTTGATATATCACTTACACGTGGTACTTCCTTAATGGGTGGTGGATGTTTTACCGAAGCACCATCATTTATAAACACAAAGTTTATCCCCGAACTATGGGTTAGAAGTAATTTGGTTCAATTGTTTACAAATAAGGATAAAAATTTGGACTTGACACTGATGGTTCGTATTTCTAAAGAATTTTACTATGGTCTTGGACTTAATTACCCGATTTAAATACATCTTTTTAATTGTATTTCTCTTTTCATCCTGTGAGATGTATGTCACAGAAAAAAAGACAGTTACCTTAAGTGGGAAGTATGTGATATCCAAAGTAAGGGTACAGTCTGCAGACCAAAACATGTCATCAGATACTAACTACCTTACAATGGACATAGTTCACACTGTAATGCCATACCCATTTGATACTTTTATGGTTGATGATTTATTTATCCATTTTGATTATTCACAAGTTATGTTGAATTTGGAGGGAGTTCAATCAGGTGGACGAGATGTTTGGGAAATAGGTCCTCACAAGTATTGGATATTTAATTCAACACCATATTATTCAGGTGATTTACAGTTTTCTTATGAGTATACCAAAGGTGGACAATTACACAAACCAACTTTAACTTTCTCTATTGAAGATGATGGTTTAGAACACATTCAACTTAAATCAAAAGGAGTTTGGCCCAATAAAGAGTTTGGTGAACAGGTAATTATCACTTTTTTCTTGATGAGAGTGGGTCCATAACCAATTTTTTTATTTGATAATATAATTATTATTTGTATATTTGTATGACAATAAGCCACAGTAGCTCAGTTGGTAGAGCTTCTGATTTGTAATCAGATGGTCGGGGGTTCGAGTCCCTCCTGTGGCTCAAAATGAATGGTGAATCTTTAATATCTGAAAATGTAATGTCTGAAGACCACTTGGACGCTATGTTCACAATTCTTAATGAGTTGGGAGATGATATTAAAGACAACGAAAAAAAAGAAGTGTGGGTCTGTGAGTGGGACAATGTTCACGGAGACATGGTATTCTTTAGATAAGCGGGAGTAGCTCAGTTGGTAGAGCGACAGCCTTCCAAGCTGTAAGTCGCCAGTTCGAATCTGGTCTCCCGCTCTAAGTAGACCTTAAAAAGGGCCCTTCCGTCTTTGAACGGCTTGTTGGGCCCGGGTCTATTTTTATTGCGAGAGTAGCTCAGTTGGTAGAGTACGACCTTGCCAAGGTCGGTGTCGCGAGTTCGAATCTCGTCTCTCGCTCAAGTTTAATGTTCGGTATATTTATATTAATATGAAATCGGTACTTAACGAAGAAATCAATTCAATAAAAAAATTGATGAAAATTACAGAAGAAGAAATTTCTGTAAAAGATGGTGAGTATAGTATCATTACTACTGATGGTGATGCAACCAGTACTGATAAGATTAACAAAGCTTTATTAGATGATATTGAGGCAGCGGCAAAAATGGCAGGAGTTAAACCTGTAATTACCACAGCATCGTCAGGACACTCAGAAAAAACCATTAGTGGGACTCGTAGTAGACATTCAGACCGAACTGCAGTTGATATTGCCATTATAGATGGTATTAACTCAGGTGGTGCTAAAGATGAAAAATCAGGAAGTTCTAATTTTAGAAATAAAGGAAACAAACTAAAAGATGCTTTGGTTTCCATGGGTTATAAGTTAAACTCTGAATCAGGTAATCCAAAGGCAGTCTTGTGGCAGACAAATTTGGGTGGTAATCATTATAACCATTTACACGTTTCAAACACAAATCCATCACCATCAACAACAACTACACCAAACACAACAGAACCTAGTAAAGAAAATCCATTGTCAAATATTTTTGGTTCAAAAGGAACTGAAAACATATCAGGAGCCGTAGATTTATTATCTAAACTTCAGAAAAAGTTTTATTTACAAGAAGAATCAGTTTCATATACCAAACGTATTTCTAAAGAAAATAAAAATATCGTATCTTATGTTGACGGTGAAATTGTTAATGTAAATTATGGTTCATGTGAAGATTATGTAACAATATATTTTGTAAAAAAGTTCAAAGGTTATTTCTTAACTTATTGTGGTATTGAGAACATAAGAGTAAGAGAAGGTCAAAAAGTTGAGCCAAACAGTATTTTAGGATACAGCTTAGACCCTGTAACAATATATTTTTATGACTCAAACGGTAAACCATTACCGATATCATACTTTTTTGAGATAACTGATAGAGTAAAAAAAGATGATGGTGAAAAGTCGCAAAGAAAATCTAAAGATAGGCAAACCGCAACAGGTAGAGCGTTTGACAGAGCACAAAAAGAAAATTTGGCAGGATTTACTCTATCAATGGCAAATCATTTTTTGAATCCGTTCACCAATCGTTATGATGATAAAGGAAAAAAAGTTTCATCCGCACCTGTATTGAACCCATTTAAAAAAGAATTCTATACCCAAATGGTTAGAGATAATTTTGAACCTTGGGATGAGAATAAAAATTATAGTGAAGATGATATGGTTACTTATAATGGTGACACATACGTTGCCATACGAGATGTTAAATCAAATAGTAAAAACCCTAAAGATTCAGGTGATTGGGAATTAGAGAAAATTCAAGGTAATATTACTCAACTATACAAGTACGATACTCAGTCACCCAACGGAGTGAATGAAGAGATTAACCGAATCAAAGAGTTGTTAAAATAAAAAAGGGACTTATGTCCCTTTTTTTATGCGGTGGGTGAGGGGCTCGAACCCTCGCGGCTGTTACACCCTAACAGTTTAGCAAACTGCCCCCTTCACCAACTTGGGTAACCCACCAACACTTATTCCTCCTCGTCTAAATCATAGACACCATCGTTCACATCCTCAAGAGTGAATACATAGATATCCAAAGATTTTCCGTTAATCCACTCATCTTCAAAGTCTTTTTCCAACTCCTGATTCTTATAGAACATCTTATCCATATATTCATAATCAAACACAGGTGACTCCAAAGAGTGTGTGGTAAATCCGAAATCTTCAACCACAGGAACCTCATCAGATTCTATAATGTAATTACTAAGGGTACCTTTAACATCCTCAATAACACAGAGAATGTTTTCATGACCATCGTGAGGATACGCGTCAATACTCTCCATTAAATTTTCAAAATCTTTAGGGAGACCGTATTTCTCATCCAATTCATAAACATCCAAAGTTTCAGTGTGAGGTGTTTCCCACACTACTTCATCGTTTTCGTTTTTTAAAACAAATCGTAATGAGGAGTTCACGTACGGACGAGATGCCGTCCACCAATTAGTATCACCGTGTTCAAAACTTTCCAAAATTTCAGGAAGTTCTGAATACATTTCAGAATACTCATTATGTGAGTTTTTATCTTTATAATCACGAAGTTTTTGAACTTCTTCGTTAGTTAGAGTGTGAGCACATCCTTCCATACCCCACCCTAATACACACAATTTATACTTAGCCATTTTTAATTAGAATTAGAATTGTTTAACCAAATGGTATCTCCCGGTTTGAATTCAATCTGAGAAAATACACGACCTTTAATATTGTTATCACTTTTACAAAGATATTCATTGACATCGTTTGTTGTAGATAAAAAACTAATCACCACACAAAAAATTACTCCTCTCATTGCTCTTCCTCCTCCTCTTCACAATTACACATAGGACTAGGTGCTAAAATAATTAAAAGTGCCCACCATGGATTTTGTGTCATCCATATGCACATTCCGATAATACCTAAAAAGGCTAAACTGTAAATTACGTTTCCAATATTTTTCATTATAGTAGATGTTTTAAAATTTTTTCTTTGATTCCTGATTGTTTGATTCCTTCGTTTGACATGGGGGTATGTACAAAGTTTGTAAGTCCGGGTTTTTCATCAAGACCGTCTTTATGGGCGAAATGTTTAGACAAGTATTCAACTGACATATCCAAGTCATCAATGGCAACCCAATTGGTAACTTCAGGATGTTTATTCAGCCAATCCAAGATTTCAATTGAACGTTCAAGTTCCAAGTCTGCTCTAAAACGTAATACTCTCCACAGTTCAGGTTCAATCTCTTTAGTTGATGAGGTAAATGCAATCGGTGCTTTTATGATACCCTGTGATAGGTAGTATTCACCAAGTTCCTCTAATGAAGCGTGGTATCTCCAATCTGATGATACAACAATTTCAGCACCTGTCTCTTCTAAAATAGAGTTTAGAACTTTAATCGCTTTATCGTTAAAGTTGTCAAAACGGTACTCAACAGGTAATTCATAAGCCATTGCGTCAGTAGGTATTAGACCTTTCTTAATACCCTCACGTTTTTTCTTGTTTCTTCCACCCCAATTTTCTGAAAGGCAGATTACACCGTCGTTATCTAAAAATATAACTTTCATAAAGCAAATATAATGAATTTATTCTGTTATTTCATCAAGAAATTGAAAATAATATTCTTTTGTCATCAAATGTCCCGATTTTCCAACAAGGTCACAAAAAAGTCCTTCAGAAATTATTGAATAATCTTTGGTATCAACAAGAACCCACGGATTTATGTCTCTTAAGTCTTTACGTTTCATAAAAATAAAATGATGATAAAAATTGTAATATAGCAAAAAGCCGTGATTTTGTATGAAAATTCTACATTGTCACGACTTCTACCTTGCCAGTCGTTTGGGTTCCACTTACTCACGATAAGAATGATTAATTGTTACTCTCACACAAGTCTGAGGTTGACCCTCATTCATGAGAAAGTTGTTTATGTATCCCATAATATTGGCAGAACCAATTGGGTTGGCTGAGTGAGTGTAAACAACAGGGAATGGCATCTTATGTTGTTTCTTATCTGAACGATTTAACATAATCCAAGATTCATCCTTATCATAAAAATGATTCACCAACCACTTGGCACAATCGTAACCTGTCTTTTCTTGGATGTTTGAATAATCCAAGGTGTAGTTTGGAGATACGTTGTCAAAATATTCTTTCATCGCCGTATCACCCAAATCATGGTCCAAAGAAATTACTTCAATATTTTCCAATCCAAGTTCTTCAACTTTGTTTACAAACTCATCAAAGTTGGTTACTAAAATCCATTCCTTATCGTTAGGAATTCTTACGTCGTCAAGATAGATACGGTGTTTCATATTGGTAGTTTTTATTAATCACATCAGACAGGCATTCTACTTCCCGCTTCTACACAAATGTAGTACGAAATTGTATCTTACTTAGCCCTACGTTAGCGGTACGGGTACCTGAAGATATGATTATTGTAGCCCGACGGGGAATCGAACCCCGCTTTCATCCGTGAAAGGGACGTGTCCTGACCGATAGACGACCGGGCCTTGTATTTTAATTGGCTCCCCGAGCAGGATTCGAACCTACGACCAATAGATTAACAGTCTACTGCGCTACCACTGCGCCATCGAGGAATTAATTATTGTACAAATATACTATAGATAGTATAATAATCAAAATTTATTTTTTATTAAGCTGACATAGGACCATTCCAATATTCACCTTCCGAAATCTCCATTGGTAATTCAGGTTCGTATAACGTTTCTTCCGTTTCATAGGTCATTTCACGAACTGGGGTTGGTTCCGCTAAAGCGACATTTATCTCTCTATTTTTTAATTGAAATTCATGATTTCGTGAAAAAGATTCATCCCATACTTTTTCATTTATGAATTTGTTAGGTTCTTTTTCAGTTTTAAATAGTTCTCTAACAATTTGCAAAATTTCATACGGAAGTTTAGTATCCATCGAATCTACTCGTATATCTTCCATGTTATAAAACTCAGATGCAACTTCATCAGGATTTTTATAACAACCAACTTTATCACCTGTTTTCTTATTGATAACGTATATCAAGACACCGTTTTTTGTGTATCTGAAGAAGTGGTCAGGATTTGATTCAGATGTTGTACACCATTTTGTTCCCGCACCGTACTTACAAGATGATTCAAAAGAGAATGGTCGTAAAATTAACCACTCTAAATCTTCATAATCAATTTTAACTTGTTTTCTAAATTCATTTGTGATGGATTTCAAAGAAGCCAAACTTGTATAGTTGTGAATGTCTTGAAAAGTTTTAACGGTTGACACATCAATACCACCTAAAACTTTTGCTTCATTCAAAGACATAAAATTTTTAATCATTTGAATGTCTTGTCTGTTAAACATATCAAGTTTTTGATGTATCATAATAAGAGATACGTCATCCATACCTTCAGTATCAATATTTAAAATTTCTTTAATTGATTCTTTGAAATGTTTAATATCGTGATTATCATATCTCGTATTTATATGATGGTTCATCAACACTCTCAGAATCATCTCACTATATTTGTTAGTTTTAGAAATATCAATCATATTGATGATATCAACAAATCTCATCTTAGCCCAAAAGGGTGAATTCTCAACAATATCTTTAAATTTTGCCATATACGTGTTTTTTGTAAATTATAGTGATAAAATAATTGACCATCAACTTAGAACCTCAAACTTTTAATAAGTTTTTAGTTTCATACTTTTTATAACTCTTTCAGCAACTTTTTTGTGTCCTGATGGGTGCATGTGACAAGTCCAATCACCACAATCAGTTCTAATCACCACCCGAGTATCAATTACTGTCGCATTTTTTATACTGTCCATTAAAATTCTTTGGTATTTTGAATATGCCTTTGGGTAGAACTCCTGACCTTTGATTGGTCTAACACATTCTTCAGCATTGAAACCTGTCAATACCACAGGTTTTACACCCTTTGAATTACAGATGTTAACAATCTTCTGAACATCCTTAACAACTTGATATGGATTTCTGTTTCCGTGAATATCGTTAGCACCACCGTAGATAAAACAATAATCAAAATTGGATGTAATACTTGTCTTAGCAACATTAACCATCCAAGGTAGGTGTTTACCAATAACTGCGGTATTGTTCATTCTTAATCCTGTTTTCTTACAGACAATTACTTGCCAACCCCAATTATGATTTGCGGTGTGGGAATCACCAATGAAGAGTGCGTTCTTACCGTTAACATCTACAATGGTATCTAACCCTTGTTTTGGTATAGGTGTTAGAATGGTATCAGAAATTACAATTTGATTTGGTGTAAAGTAACCTGGTACAAAATTCAGTTTACCTGACAACAGTAGAGAATATAATATTGCAAATGCAAAAAAACCGATGGTAAAAATGGAAAGTTCTGTTTTGTTTTTCATGAGGTCCTGAGCAGATTCGAACTGCTGAATAAGAGTTTTGCAGACTCCCCCCTTAAGCCACTTGGGTACAGGACCGTGGAGTGCAGTGGGAGCTAGCATCCCTGAGGCATCTGCACAAGTTACTCCTCTTTAGGGTGAATAATGGGAATCGAACCCATGGCACACGGAACCACAATCCGTTGCTCTACCTACTGAGCTATATCCACCATTTAAATAGTAGTAGTTGAATTTATCAGGAATCTCGCCTTAGCAACCTCAAGAGGGCCCAGCTTCACACACCATTAGAGAGTTGGGATTTACATTAATACAATTAAGATTAAATACCTATCCTTAGTGTGTACCCTTGTGTCACGTCTCTCCACGCTTATCAACCTACACTTTTTTACTACCATTTGTAGTCAGGACAGGAATTGAACCTGTTCCAAGGGACCGCTCCCTTATCAATCACACAAGGCAATTACTCCTTGTTTTACCTGCCGTGTAATGTCTTGTGGCCACTCCACATTACCAAAGGTCTCCAAAGACCACCTGACTATGTTCGAGGATGAGAAATCCTCTGTGTTGTAGGTCGCCCAAATAAATTTGTCCTTTATCCTCAACTCAAGCAATTCCTTTCTCAAGGGAACAACACAATATCTTTGATAATGATGGGATACCCGTCTCGTCCCAATCTTAACAGCTTCCTGAGTTTTACGAGGCCTCGGCTGAGGGTGGTGAATTCCGATTCCACTCTGGATTGTCGACATCCGTTGAATGGGGAAAACCATTATCAATTGTAGTCAGGACAGGATTCGAACCTGTAAACCATTGCATTAGATGGGTGAACATCTGTATGGTATTTTCACCTATTGCGTCTACCATTCCGCCACCTGACTATGGTTGTCAGTCTCTCCTGACCGTCACCCCCACTCCGACGGTATTAGCCTTCATCGTGATGCTGGGTTAGCAATTTAAAAATGAAAACCTCCTTCCACGCTCACCGTGGGTTTAGATTTTACAGATGGTTTGTTCCCCATCACCTGTTATGAGTGCACCATAGAGCAGGGTCCATTACAGAGTACCTTGAGTCATTCAAGCTTCAGTTGGGTAATTACTCCCATGAAGTCAAGGTTCCTTTCATCCGCGCTAATCGGACTTCCGTAAGGAGTTTTCCATTTTGGTGGTGTGAACGGGAATCGAACCACGTGGCACGTAGGGTTTCAACCTACTGCTCTACCTGCTGAGCTACCACACCATTTTAATTTACTAAGTGGACCGTGGGAGACTCGAACTCCCGACCCCCTGCGTGCAAGGCAGGTGTTCTAGCCAACTGAACTAACAGCCCTTAGTGATGACTTATCGTTTCAAAGAAAGCTCTTACAAACCCTCTCCAAAACTTTAAAAGTTTCTCTTTCATTTCTATAAGTATTTTGCGGTCCGTGCGGGAATCGAACCCGCCCCACAGCCGTGACAGGGCTGCATCCTAGCCGCTAAACGAACGGACCGTTATTTTTACCATCATGTCAAAGAACTCCGAAGTATTACCTTCTTTGTTGATACAAAATTAGATAAATTTTCTCAATTCACCAAATCTATCTCGTAGATTTTTTCACAATTTTTCTCAACCCAACCCTTACCAACAGATATGTGTTTGGATGATTCAGACATTGTTTCCAACTTAACTTTTACCTCGTCCAAAAAAACTGAAGTTTCACATTTCCAAATGGTTTTACAATCAAGGCCATTTTCTTTGTCAAATAAGGCGAAGAAAATTGCGTTGTTACGCTCAATGCGATGAAGGTTATCTTTGTGAATTCGGTCAAGTTGAAAACTACCACCTTCTTTACAAGATAGGTATTCGTATTTTTCTTTACCGTCCTTGGAGTAAGCATCCGCACCGTGTTTTGTCTTGTGACAATCATGACCCAAGATTTCGGAAATCATCCACTCTTTGATAAAACCTGGTGTCAACAAGTCTTGCTCAAAACCGTTTTTATTTTTCAATAGGTTCAAAGCACCTATCAAAATGTTTAACGGGTTGGACTCGTTTTCAAGTTTGTCTAAGAGTTCTTGAGAATTCATACTGCTAATCTACGTAATATTTTTTAAACTTCCAAATTTTAAAAATCAGTTGTATTCCAAATACTAGTTTTACTATTTGAAATAGTATTGTTATTTTTTGTATAAATAGTTTTATAAAATGTCTTATTTAAATACACCTACCCCAATTGTTGAAGCCTTCATTAGAGGAAACTTCTTAAGGAATCAAGAGGATTCTTTTGACAAAAAATTCCCATGTTACATATTTGGTATGTCATCTATACCAGCTCAAGCACCATTATTTCACTTTATGATGGAAGACGGTGGAATATGGTGGAGGATGCCAATACATGCATTTTGTTGGAAAGAAGATGCACCACAACAGGAATTAGACGAACTCGTTCTTTGGGACTCATTTACTTATCACGTCGGGGTGACGGCATTTCCGATATTAAAAAACAAAACCTGTAAATTTACATCACGAAGGAGGGTCCAATATTCAGGTAGATATTTATTTACTTTAGATTGGGGTAGTTCAGATGATATGAGTGATACAGATTTTGGGTTGAGTGAATTTCCGTCACAACATAAATGCGGACATTTTATCCAAATGGATAACGGTAATTTTGCAATTCAACCTAACAACAGATTAATTATGCACGACCCATCATTTACTGTCAAGGAAGATATTGTTATAAATAGAAAATATAATACAACCCTTTGGACTGCAGAAAGAAATGGAAGATGGGTTACACCCGATACCGATGTATTTAACTACGACCATACTGATTTAGAGAGTGGTGAATCCAACAAACAAAGGTCTGAAGAATATGATAAATTAGATTCTAAATATAAAGATGAAAATAATATTTGACCATCTACATGGTCATATTAAAAATGATAGAGTTTTTTGTGAAGCCTTTGTAATTCCTGAAGGAGAAACCGAAGATGAGCTTTTAGAACTTGGATTTCTTCCAAACCTTCAACCACCATTATATTGGTATCAAGCAAAAAGTTGTAGAATCAATAATGATAATGTGGTATTATCATATAAAAGAAAAAAAATATTATCTCAACTAATAATAGAAATTCTTCCATACTCTAATATAAAAAATGAAGTAGATTCATTCTTCCTAAATTATTTTAAAATTAAAAATTTTGATTTAGTCAATTATTATAACAATAACTCACAATATGAAGATTTAAAAATTATGAAAGTTATGTTTAATGATGAAGTTGTTGCCTATACTAGATTCAGAGAATTTGAAAAAGTACTATTAGGATTAGAAACCGCAATGGTTCAAAATTTAAATAAATTTTCATTAGGTAAAGACTGTATTCTATTACTCAGTAATTATGGGAAACTTTATGATAAAAATTTTCTATACATTTACGAATCATACGAAAATTATTTTCCCTACAAATTAGAAATAACAGGGGCCGAATACTGGGAGGGAGAAAAATGGATTACGTCACAATATTTATAGAGTATAATGTCAGAAAATTTAAAAAAAATTAAAACCACGATTGAAACTTTAAAAGGGTTTGATAAAGTATTGTTTTTGACTTGCTCAAACAGATACAAAGATATATTAGAAACACAAACGCCAAAATCCACTATTTTAGCCGAAGTAATTTCCCAAAAATTAGATAATGTAACGATTATAAATGTTCCTGATTTAAACATTTATCCGTGTGAGGGCAATGTATCGAGAGAAGATGGTAATAAATGTGGATTAAAAGAAGCACTACTCAAAGACGAAGAAAAAAATCCATCGGGATATCATAGATGTTGGGCATCAATACACAATCCCGACGATGAACTTTGGAAAATTTCAAAAGAATTATTTGAATCAGATTGTGTCGTTTTTTTTGTTTCTACAAGATGGGGAAATGCAAATATGTTTTATCAGAAACTAATCGAAAGATTAAATTGGATAAATAATAGATTTGTACCTGGTAACGAATCTAATATAATTAAAGACGTAAATTCAGGATTAATTTGTATAGGTCAACATTATTATTCTGATAAGATTGTTGAATTACAAAAACAAATACACGACTACTTTGGTTTTAAAGTTAATGACGATTTGTATTGGTCTTGGATGGCAGAAGATATTGATTATGGAAAAGAGACATATAAAGGTTATTTTGAAAGTTATCCTGAGTTCTTTAAAGATTTTAAAATAATCAAAACTTCTTAATAAAACTCACAAAAAAGTTTAAGGGGTTTTGTGGACCTTGAGGGACTTGAACCCCCGACCAATTGATTATGAGTCAACTGCTCTGACCAACTGAGCTAAAGGTCCAATATTGGTGCACCCTGAAGGATTTGAACCTCCGACCCCTTGGATGTAAGCCAAGTGCTCTCCCGCTGAGCTAAGGGTGCAATTTGTACCGAAGGTGGGACTCGAACCCACACACCGTGAAGTACTGGTTCCTAAGACCAGCGTGTCTACCATTTCACCACTTCGGCAAGTTACAGGATATCGCTTAACCTGTGGTGATTGTACACTTCACCTTCTTCCCTTGCGGTACTACGATTTTTTTTGTGACCCCGTCGGGACTTGAACCCGAAACCCCCTCATTAAAAGTGAGGTGCTCTAAACCAATTGAGCTACGAGGTCATTACGGCTCAAAGGTAGGGAATTTACGGCTCAAATATCACTCTTTTTGAGCCGTATTTTCTTCTTTGTTGAGCTGATTCTTTAATCCGAACTTACTATTAACCATAAAATCATCCCAATCTTTATAACCCTTTTCTTGAGCATAAACATCGTTTTTCTTTCTCCGATATTCCTTTACATTTTCAGGGTCTCTCATTTCTTCCGAATCTTTAAAACCAAGAGATTTTGCACACTCGGATTCACACCATCCATGAGAACCGATTTCAATGTTTATTGGTAAATCAGTTTCCAAAGACTCAATGAAATCCTCAAATTGATTTGCCGCTACAAATGGCATCGTGTAGATACCCTCACTAACCGCGTATCCTGACTCATCTTCACTATCAAAGATTTCAATCCTACCCATTCGGTATTTTTCACCCATAAGTGAAAAGATACCATAACCAACAGTTGAGTAACTAAACCTACCAGGGTTGCTAACACCATTCATATCAACACAACCAGGGTTTGTCTCAATATAACCGGCAAGTTTATCCGCCAACTGCTCATCCGTAAGTTCTTGACCCTCGGCTCTCCTACGGATGTTTTGGAGAAACCATAACAGGTCTTTCCTGTTTATTTTCATATATCGTTCAATTTTATTTAATTTATGACTCATTTTAAGTGTTTTTGACCGATAATCATTACTCAAGTGACCTGTATTGTAGCTTCGGGTGGATTTGAACCACCGACCCTCTCCGTATGAAAGAGATGCTCTACCCCTGAGCTACGAAGCCATTAACTAAAGTCAGTTGAAGTTGAAACACGGAGACCCTCAATGTACTCCTCGTGTTTACGGTCACCCCAAACGTTACGTTCAGGATTTTCCTTGTGGTAACTTTCAATGTCCCAACCTTCTTCTTGACCCCACTCTAAAGCCATTTTGATGAATTCTTCGGTATCCATCAACTCACCATATTCATCCACAACCCTACCATCACGAATAAACTTGAACAACTCTTCCTTGGTCTTGTAGAACTTGTTGGAATTCCAATTCCATAGAAACTTCCAACCACTACTTCGTTTACCTAAATGAATATTTGCTTCGTAAGTGAATTCATCCCACGGATTTAACTTAGACCAAGAATCTTTAGGGTCTTCAATGTCCCTGAAATTACGCTCAATCAAAGATGGATTAATCCAATCCAAATGAGCAACACGGTCGTGTAATTTTTGGTATCGTTCCGTCATCTCCTTAGACTTCGGAATCCTGTAGTAGTTAGTTCCCATGATTTTAAATTTTTTAGTGGGGGTAGATGGACTCGAACCACCGAACCAATTAAGGAGCTGATTTACAGTCAGCCGCAATTGCCACTATGCGATACCCCCATTATTTTACATACACATACTCCAACCCAAACTGTTTTGGGATTGATACTGCGAGTAAGTGCAGCGACGCATTGACTTATAGTCAGGACGTAGTTGACTGTATGTCGGGTTTTTTGATTCCCATTCTTTACGCTCATTTACAACTCTGCGGTATGCCTCTTTTTTTGAAGGAGCCCATACATCGTTGAATCCACCACTAGTCCAATTAAACAAGTAAAGGTATTCACCTTGTGCGTTCCTGTACAATTTTTCTTTCTGTTTCATACTTCAAAGATACAACACGTTTTTTAATTACACAAATATTTTTTTAGCACGGGTGGAGAGATTCGAACTCCCAACAACGGTTTTGGAGACCGGTATGATACCCTTTCACCACACCCATGTATTGTGATTCCTGAGAGACTCGAACTCCCACATCTTCTCGTCCGTAGCGAGATGTTTTATCCAATTAAACTAAGAAACCATTGTTACCCCCCAGAGATTCGAACTCCAATTAAGTGGACCAAAACCACTTGTCCTGCCGTTAGACGAGAGGGTAATATAGTAGGCAATGCAGGACTTGAACCTGCGACCCCCTGAGTATCAGTCAGGT